CGAGCAAAGGTTCAAGTTTTAAGAGCAAGAAATGAATTTGAAGGAAAACAAAAACCAACTTTATTGAGTGGAAGAACAAGAATTGATGCAGTTAGAAAAAATGGTGAATTAGTGGAAATTAAAACTGATTTTCCTGTTAAATTTAAATGGGAAGATGGCGGTAATTTTGTTGCTGGAAAATATTTAGAAAAATACGAGGTAGCAAAAAATGTAAATGTTTTTGTAGATAAAAAACAAAAAGAAGCAATTAATCTTGGAGTTTATAATTACAGAAATTCTAATTCATTGTTAGCAGATAAATTTACAGCAGCTGGAGATACTGTTGACTTAAAAGAACTTGCAAAAAAATTAGGCTTTGCAGATACCTCAATGATTACAAAACATTTAAAAGGTGACAGAGATATTACACGTGAGCAAGCTGTGGCTTATGGTGATTATTTTGGTTGTGACCCAGCAGATATTTTATTTTCAAAACCTTTAGTAAAAATTTGGGGACACGTAGATTTTATAAATGGAATAAAAGCTGACATGGATTATCAGCAAGGCGAAGTAGTTGCGCAAGCTGAAGAAAAATTTGTTGAGTGTCCAAGAGATATTTATAGACCTGACATCAGAGCGATTAAAGTTGTAAGTCCAGGTTCTTTTTTACATGACCAAGTTTTATTTTATTATGAGAGTAACAAAGACGAAGGTAATGTTGGTCAACTATGTTTGGTTGGAATTGAAACAGATGTTCCTGAATTTGATTTTAATTCTAAAACATATCACATTGGTATTTATGAAAACGTTAGAGGTAAAGTAAGATTTGCAAATCCTGACCCATACGCTGAAGGTCAATCAAAAGATTTAATTGTAAGTAATAATAGAGATATTTTTTTTACATCACCTATCGTTGGTATGGTAAATTTAGCTGTTACTAAAAATGCACAAAAAAGTTCTACTGCTGCATTTAAAAAAGCTCAACAGATACAAACTAGAATAAGAGATTTAGAAGACAGAAAGTTAATTGAACAACAAGCTTTGTTACAAAAAACTGAAAGACAAGTTAAAGAATTGCAAAAGGCTATTAAGAATTTAGATGCAAACGTTGAAAAAAATAACATTGATGGAATTGCAGCGCTTGCGGATTACGACTGGAGCAAAAGAGCATGAGTAACGGAGCAAAAATTATTAAACACCCAGATGATGGCAAACCTTGTTGCAACGAAACTAACGCTGCAATTTATTTAAGAATGAAAAGAACAACTCTAAGAAATTATCTTTATAAATATGAAGGTGTTTATCATTTACCATCGCACAAAATATTAAAACAAACTTATATTTATTTAGATGACATCAAAGCTTTCTACGAACGAACTAGAAACAAACCAAGTGGCGCTCCAAACGCAGAAGATAAAAAAAACAATAAAGATAATGTTGTTCCTCTGTCAGAAGTGTCAAAGGTGTCAAACAAGTCATAGCTGTTATAACTGTTATCCAAGTACAGCCTAATAGGCAAAATAGCATTGCGTAACTGACAATCGATTATTATATCGGTTTGTATGTTAGAAAATAATAAAAACGGTTTATCAGACCCACTAACTGATAATGAAGTGCTGCCAGAGTTTGCAGCTAAATTAAAAATTAATCACTGGTCCCCAACACAAGGCAGCATGATAGATGCAGCTTGGATTTTTAGATACTTAGTTTTAGACCAAGTTCAACGCAGACAGTTGCCAGCAAATGCACAAATGAAAGCTGGTGTGTTTTCAGGTGATGCAGTTCAAAATTATTTTGCAGATGAAATTTATAAAATTGGTCCTTCTAAAAAAATAGAAGCACATACTAATTTTAAAAAAGGTCGTGATAAAAATGATTTAGTTATCGAAGCAGTTAATCAGATGAAAGATTATCAAGCTGTCGATGCTAAAGATGAAGATAAAAAACAAAAGTACATAGACGAAATAGTTGATGTAACTCACAACGCATACAAAGCTGCTGAAGAACTTTTAAAAGAATTTGGTAGCGTAGGAGACACCTCCGTAGTTGCCGAGCAACAAATCTCTTTAAGTCAGAGAAAAACTTCTTTGTTGTTACCACTTGTCGGCAGAACAGACATCGCTGTATTTAAAAAAGGTTCAGTCATTCCTCTTTTAATTGGCGAAATGAAGACACAGTGGAGTAAGCTCGGTAAAGTCAAAAAAAATGGGGAGCGGTCTAATATCGCCGTATCCTCACCTACGCTGCCTAATTTTTCACATTTAATGCAGTGTGCTTACTATTCATCGGTTTATGATTTTAAAGCGCCTGTAAAATTATTTTATGTAAACAAAAATGATTACAAAATTTTTGACAGTAGCAATTGTGAGCATTTAACCGTTGAAGGAATGAAGCAGTTGTTGGAGCAGCTGTTAAACGTTTTTAGAAGAAGAGAAAAACTCTTATCCATGTTCCAAGAGTTAGAACGTGCATCAATTATTACAAACATGATTGATTGTACTGAAATGAATAGAGACCACCCATTTTATTGGTCCAACCTTGGTGACGAAAACTTAAAACTAGCGGAGACACTATGGAAACTAAAATAAGACGTGAGGTTGTAAATGCAATGAAAGATTATCGTTTGCAAGAATTTTACGACCAACACCAAAAACAAAAAGAACAATCAAGACGATTACAAAACATTAGAGACTGGGTTGTAATCATAACAGGAATAGGAGTATTTATATGGATAATAAAGACGTTCTCATTAGTACAATAAACGACTTTAAAAAAGTCGAAGGTGGAACGGTTGCAATACATGGAAAAAATTATTCTACTGTTGCAACGAGAGTTGCTGTTGCGAGAAGAAATCTTGGAACCAAACTTTCAATACAAACAGCAATCATTGATAAAGATGCAGATACAGTAACTGTTAAAGCTAAAATTTTTATTGATGGAAGATTAGCTGCAACAGGCATTGCTGAAGAAAATAGAAAAGCATCACGCATCAATCAAACATCAGCTGTAGAAAATTGCGAAACATCTGCAATTGGAAGAGCTTTAGCGTTTTGTGGTTTGCAAGATAATAATATTGCATCAGCAGAAGAAGTATCAGCTGCAATCGAGCAGCAAGACCAAAAGGTGCAGCAGCTTTTAAAAGACTTGGAAGCTGTATCGCACGCTGGAAACTATCAAGAATGGTTAAGTAAAAACAAAAGTTACTTAGCTGAATTGAAACAATCAAATCCTATAACTTATGGAAAGTTTCAAGAAAGATACACCAGCATAAAAAACAAACTCAAGTCAAATGGAGCTATCTCATAATGGAAGATACACAAAAAAAACCTGACCTTGGAATGGTATTTCCAGTGCCAGTAAAGAAAAACCCAACATCTTATGACCTTAGAGGTCACGTGATGATTGATGGAAAAAAATACAGCTTAAAAGGCTACAAGCAAGAAGCTGGAGAAAACAGCAAGCTTGGTGCTGGAGCAATCTACTACAAGTGGCACAGAGTAGAAGAGCAAACAGACGAGTTGGAGGCATAACATGGACGCAAGCAGATACAAAAGCGTAGCCATCAACATGAAGACTTACAAGTTGCTACAGCAATTGGCTGCAAAGCATTTTGAAATGCCAATTTCGATGAGCAAAACTTGTGAGTATTTTTTAACCAAAGCTTACGAACAATCTAATGGCACAAGAACTAATAAATAAACTGTTAGAAGAAATCGAAGCTGAGAAGCAAGAGGAGTACGGTCCAGCATCAGTACAAATGCAAAAGATTGCTGATGTTTGGTCTGCTCTTCTTGGAACTAAAATCAGACCTCACCAGGTGGCGCTGCTTTATGCAGCTGCCAAACTGGTTAGAGCAAACCATAAATACAAACAAGATAGTTATTTGGACTTAATGCAGTATGGCAAAATCGCAGAGCAAATACATCGTGAAGACTGTTCGTCAGTGGCGCTTGAGCAGCACAGAACCGATGGACTTTAGAAAATTTAAATTGTCACTGGAGCTGTCGCATTACGACACTTATGACAAAGAACAATGGTGCCAAGAACTTTACAAGGTATATTTAGATGACAAAAATTATTAAGTTTCCTGGCGCACACAACAAGCTGTTGGAGAAGCAGCAACACTTGATGCAATGTTGCAGCAATACCATTGAAGCAATTATGCAAATGCCACACTGGGACCAAATTGAAATCCAGCAACAAGATTTAGAAGTTTTAGCAGATTTTGGAGAAAGAATGACTTTCTCACCTGGCACACAGCCAAAGCTAATTTCAATGTTAGCAAATCAATTACTCAAAAAAAACTTAGAGGAGGAATTTCTATGAGAGTAAGAAGAAGTTATAATTCGTTACACACCAAAGATTTTTGCAATCCTAAAACTGGACCTTGGCAAAAACTAAATGACAGCAATTGGTACATAAAAAAATATAAAGGACAGCTACAATTTTATATTGGCTTTAGTTCTTTCTACCAAGCAATGCCTGAACAATGTTTTTACACAACAGTTGAGAACAGCAAACAGTTCGACAAAGAGCTTATGCTTGACCAGGTAAAACAATTTAAGGAGACGCATCAATGAGTGGAACAAGAATAACATTAGAGCAAAAATCATTTAATGCAGTTGTTGGTGTTAATGTAAAATTTCTTAGACACAAACATAAAATGTCTATGAGACAAGTTGGAGAACACCTGGGTGTTAAGTGGCAGCAAGTTCACAAATACGAAACTGGAGAGAACCAGTTAAATTTATTTAGAGCAACTTTATACTGTCGCTTATTTGATATTCAATTAACTGAATTAGCGGACCCAGACTTGCAGCCAAAGTACCTGGCACTCGAAGAGTGCAAAGCTTTAAATAACGGTTACGTGAAACCAAAAGAGTTTATGAATAGTTTAGACTTTTATAAATCTGTTGATGAACAATTAAAGCGTGATGATTTTTTAGAGCGTTTGAAAGGTAGGTCATAATGAGTTTATTTTATTTTATGGCAACATTACCTTTTTGGTTATGTGTAACGGCTGTAGTTGTCGGATTTGCGATGGAGGTATTCAATGGCAAGAATAATTAAAACTACTTTTGGTGAAGCGACTGTAGCTGTTGAAGAAGAATTTGTGAATGAAGCAGCAGCACAAGAAGGTGTCACACCTGAAAAGACTAATGCAGTTGTGAAAGATTTTAAGGTGCAGCATGTCACTTACAAATTAAAGGAGTTAATTAAAAATGATTGAGTTTGATAGCAAAGTCACAAGACTACAAAAACGTTTAAGAGGTCTAAGTGCAGCAATTGCTGGATTAGATAACTTGTATCTTTATGGGGTTTATCCAATGAATTACCCAGGATTAAGTATAGTAATTGAAGAAGCTAAAGACCATTTGAAGAAGGCAGCTAAAGACACAAAGTTTGAATTAGCAGAATTAGAAGAGCCTAATACTAAATACGATAACACTGATGGATTGGAGGTAATTCAAGATGACGAATAAAGATTTCTTTAATAGCAAAGATAATAAATTTTGGGACGTGACTTTAATTGTAGATAAAGAAGATGAATTAAAACACGTAACTAAATCAGCTCTATTTCATAATATTGTATGTTTAAGTGAACAGCTAAACGATATTATTGAAGAGAGAGACGCTATCTCTCTCGAAGAGGAGCGTTTAAATGAAGAGATAAATAATCTGAAAATTATAATTGATAAACTTCAGATTAAAAATAAAGAATTAGAGGCACAAAAATAATGTGTACTCTTCCGAAACGCCAGGCAACTATCCTTTCTGTTAATTGTGAACCAGTTGTTGTTCTGGCTGCATTCGTTTGCTGGTTCCAATGTGCAGCTGAATACGGAGCAGCTGCATTAAGATGAGTAAGGCGTTTTATAAGTATGACGTTCGTTTAAAACGTGAGAACTTTCCAAAAGATTTAGCGGAAGGAAAAGAATACGAGCGCTTATGGGTTGAACAAGCTACTGGGGACCATGAGGTTAAATGTGATAAGCTTACGTACAAAACTGGAAATGTTTTTATAGAAGTGTCAGATGCTGGCAAACCATCAGGTATTATGAAAACAGAGGCTAAAAATTATGCTATAGGTTTAGCACACCCCAAAAGAACTTTTACTTTATGGATTTTAATTCCAACAAGGCTGCTAAAGCATATTATGGTTGACTACAAACAAGTATCTGGCGGTGATAATATGGAAGCTAGAGGATACCTGGTGCCAGTTGAGAGATTATTAAATTTTCATTTATTACACGATAAAGACGAATAAAAGGCTGCGTGAGAGCCTCAGATTTTAACAATCCGAAGCTCCCATGACCTCTGGTACCTATAAGTTTTGATTAATTTTTAAGATATTTGAAACAGCTGTTGTTTGTGCCGCAGTTATTTTACGATTGTGATTACCGTAAATATCTTGAGTGGTTGT